GGTTATCAATACACACACACTTTAGTTATTACTGAATCAGGTAAGTGTTGGTCAACAGGTTATGGAAGTCAAGGTCAGTTAGGTTTAAACAATACATCCGATAGAAGTGATTTTGCTGAAGTAACAGCAGTTAATGGTTCTCCTTTAAATGGCAAGAAAATAATTCATATAATATGCAACCAGGATGGTGACGCTGAAGGCAGAACATGGTTTCTTACTGAAGATGGAGAAGTTTACTACGCTGGTTACTGGAGAGACTACGGACAGCAGACAGGTGTATATGACTCTAGTAGTTCTGGAACTAATGGTATGCCTAGAATACTTACTAACTCCAGTACTTTATGGAATAGCGATAACCAAAAAGTTATTTACATGGTTAGCACTAACTGTAGATACCCGACTTTATGGCTTATAACAGATGGTGGAACTACAGGGTTAAGTCAAAAAATATATTCAACAGGCTCTAACTATCATGGAGTACAAGGTACTAACATACAGCCCAATAACCACACTAACGACCCTACACAGGGTAATGGTTGGTTTGGTGGAGAAATATTATTCTCTGATTTCGGAGATTGGGAAGATGGTGGAGATAACAGCAGACCGAATGAAGCTATAGGTAACTGGTCTAGTTTCCAAGATGGCGGTAGCAATGAAAAGAAAATGAAGATAGGTAAGATAATTGAGATTATTCCTAGAGGTACACCAGAGAATACATATAACTCTGTTGTCTTAATGGATGAACATGGTTCGCTATTCTTAGCAGGGTATTGGAATTACACCCCAAGTAGAATGAATGAAAATGATAGTCAAGGTTATATAAAATACCAAGATCATTGGGTTCCGTATTTTATTCATTGGCCTGACCAACCAGCACAATGTATGAAACAAGGGTACTGTCATCTTGGATATAGTACAGAGAACGCTTGGTTCTGGATAAGCAGACATGGAGATCACTATACAGGTGGAGACAATAGCTGGTATCAACAGTCAGACTACAACGATAGTGGATATGATTGCGGATTCACAAGTTGGGCTACACTAGATACAAACGGATAAAATTATGGATGTTTTCAAACCTTTTTCAGAAGTTAAATCACTTTATACCAAATGGTATAAGCATGAATTAACAGGCAAAACTTTACCAAATGGCATTGGCATGATGGAGAAAGTAGCATCCAAAGATAAAGACAGACATTGGATGAAGTTAATGGACCCACTTAAAAATGACACAACAGACTTAAAGTATGGAATAGTCGTTGCTGAAGCAAACTTCGACCCTACTAATTGGGTTAATGATACAGTCACACTAACAGAAATGACTGCTGACGAACAGACAGCAGCCAAGAAGTTAGTTAATTGGGATGTTTAAAAAATACTAGATCTACTTAATCTATCTTCAACCTTAGCTCTAAAGGCTGGATCTTTTTTGTATCGAGGATCATTCATTGCTTCTTCTAACTGAGCAGTACTTTCAAACTTATCACTTGAATAAGTAGCAGCTTTACCAGAAATAAGATCAGGCTCATTGCCAACAGAATTACTGTACCTGGCATGAAGTCCAGCGACAGTTAACTTAACTGTTTCTAAATCTCCATTAATACCTTTAGAGTAAGCTGCTTTTTCTGCATCAGTTAAATTATCTCTAGCCCAATACTGCATAGCAGTAAAGGCTTCTTCTCCTCCGTATGTATTCTTAATACTTACAAGATCAGATTGTAATACTGTTGCCTGGTTTCTTAAACCATCCAAATGTGCATCAACTATTCCCCTGGGAAAGCCAGCCTTTTCCAGTTCCTTGTAATGCTTGTCTGTAATCTCTCCATTCTCTTGCCAGTAATCATTCATCTTTGAATAGTTAACTCCAGCTTCTTCGAGCTTGTTACCAACTGTTTCTCCGTAAATCTCTTGAGCAGTTTGTGGTTCTCCTGGAGGACGATACTGGTCTTGGTTTGCTTTTAGTTCCTGGTAGGCAGCAAGTAAATCCTCTTGTGATTGGAACTCTCCTCCGATTAGCTGTTCTTCCTGGGTTACAGCGTTCTCTTTTTCAAGATCCGCTTCGGCTTGCTTTAGTTCTTCTAATGCAGCTTGGTTATCCTCCGATAAAGAAGGAGTACCCTGGTCAGTAATAGTGATTGGTTCTGGCATAATTAATTAATTGTTTTTAAATTCTTTAACCATTTCTGGTGTAATGACTATTTCTCTAGGTAAGTCAGGAGAGTCGGTTGTGACTTCTACTTTACTGAGAGGCGGTTGGGATACTGTCGAGGTTGGGGAGGGCTGCGTTTGCTTGCTCTCCTTCTTCTCCTGGTTGTTGGATTTGAGGGCCATACGGACTTCCTGGTTGTGTGAAATTGTCTGCTATTTTACCAGCAGCAGGGCTTGTCATCATATTACCCATCATTTCTTGTTGCTGCATTTCTTTCTGTGCCTCGGCTGCTGCTTGCTGTTCTTCTTGTAACTGTTGTGGAGTCTTAACCAGGTTGGTTACATCAATAGAACTACTCGCTGCTAACCTTCTTAATGCTTCTTCCATATTGATATACTTCTCTATTGTTTCTTTGCCTAGTGCATCTGTCGCAGCTCCAATAAAATCAATCAATTTATTTCTGTCGTCTCCTCTACCTACAGCTTCTAAACCTGTAACTGGCTTAGGCATTATTAAATCTTTACCATCCTGACCTTTAGGGAAGTCAGGAATTTTATTTGTTCTTTGCATTATATATATCAACCTACGAACTAAAGGTAGTTGTAGTTCCTGGGTTAATACAGAATACAAACCAGCTAGGCTTTCATCTAATGATTCAGCGACATAACGGATCTCCTCTGCTGTAACTCTTTCGGCTTGTCTTTGTACTGCGCTATTAAACAAGAAAGCAAACTCAAGCCTTTGTTCGATTCTATCTATAGTATTGTTTGCCAGGCTCATATCGTTTAACTTGCCCTGGCTTTGTAAAACTGTAACGTCTTGTGCATTGCCCTGGATGATAGCTCCGTTCTCAGCATTGCTTAAGGCTCTTGGTCTTGTAGTGCCGTTAGGATTAACCATAAATAAAATTTTACTCATGGCTGCACTAGCCTCCAATACTGCCTGATACAAATTATCAAGAGCAGAAAGGTCGCCATACCATTGCTCTATGTATGAACGTCCGTAGTCCTCTCCGTCCATTGACTGAAACCGAAGGGGTATGAATGGACTACATTCCCTCGGACTCATACCATTAGTTCCTGGAACTGGTTTACCTTTTACCTCTTGATACCAATGACACTTATCATCTTTGTATTTAACGCAAGTATAAATTTTTACATCTTTCTTCCCATAATCCTTATCGTATTGCTTTGCATCCGAAGGGGATAGAAAATTCTTTGGAAGTAACTTAGGACTTACTTCCTCTTCTATTATTATTTCTTCTACGTTACCCATTGGATCTCTGGTAACTGTATATCTTTCAAGATGCAGTACCCGAATACCAGTTGGGTTTACATATAACAATACATTCCCTGCAATAACTAATTGTTTAAACGCTTCATACAATGCTGCTCTTGCAGATAATGTTTCAAGCATAGTACCTACTGCTAACTCTACCTTTACGCAAGCAGTATCTAGTTCTGTCTTTTGTTGCGGATCAACGTCCTGGAGTCTTAATGCTAAGTCATCTATCTCCAACTTAAACATACTTGTGTTGGGAGGGAAAAGGGATAGCCCTAGCTTATTTGCAATATTGGAAACTCCCCTTGCTCCTACGCTTTGATGGGGAGTAGTGATCCTAGCCCTTGCTGAACCAGAATATTGTGTATCTGGAAACTCAAAAGGGATAGTAAGTTCTGCACACTTTCTTGCTATATCCGCATAGGGATTACGCTTTGCTTTTTGTTGTTCGTACTTAGACGCTACAGTAATTCCTTTCTTCTCATCTGAAGAGTAGGACTTACCTGTAGCATCCAAGTCACTTGTTAGTGTGACTTCCATTTATTTAAGGTATTTGTAAACCTGAGCCAGAAAGTAAATCTGTTCTTAATCTCTTTCTACCATAACCTCTACGTTGCTGTGCAGCTCCTAGCCCTGGATCTCCTCCAGGTATTTCAAGTGCTGCTGCTGGACGTTGAGCTGTAGCAGATGGAGGCGGAGCAGATGGAGCAGATGCAATCTTTTCTTGCTCGGCTTGCCTGGTTGCCTGGTCTGCTCTGGTTTGTTCGTACTGCCTTTTCTGTTCAGCAATTTGTTCTCGCTGTACCTTAAGCATTTCGTCCGTCCTATCTGGTGGACGACCTCCGCCTCCGCACATAGCTAACTCCGTAACGTGTTACTTTGCTCATCATAAACGGAAATTAGCATTTTTACCACGCTTCTTTGCCCTGCGTCATACCAAATTTCACGATCTTTCGTATCTAAGTCTGGACATTTTTCTGGATATATCTCATTTAACTTTTTAATTAATGCTTCATCAATAGGTGGGAACAGGTCGTCAGCTTCCATAAACAATGCTAAGTTATACATATATTACTTATTTATTATGGCTAAGAAAGGCTTGTATTACAACATAAATAAAAGAAAGAAAGCTGGTACAAGTAGGAAGAAGAAAGATAGTACTATATCTCCTCAAGCCTACGCTAATATGCAAGCTGGTTTTCCTAAAAAGAAAAAACCAAAAAATCCACTTGATCTATAATTTTTTCTTTGGCGACCATAATTTAATTTTACCTGTATTTAAATTTATATCTTCTTGACGTAGTATCCTGGACAGCCTGGCATTTAATAATGCGTCAGCATAAGTTAGCTTTTGTTTCTTATATGCTTCAACTACTTTCTCCCACATATCCTCTAACTTAATACTATCTCCTAAAATTTTTTCAGCTCCAACCATTCCTACTCCTGGAATACCTTTATAGTTGTCAGTTGGATCTCCACTACACGCTTGCTTCATCCAATTTCTATCAGCTTGTCTCTTAGTTATTAGTTCGAGGTCGTCTCCAGCTAATAGCTTGCAAGGTATAGTTCTCATATCCTTATCAACACTTACAATAACTGGATCAGAGTATGTTTTTGATGTGGCTAGTACTCCAAGTACGTCATCCCCTTCGCAATTGGTATATCTTATTGACTCCCATTCCTGTTCCATCCATTCTATTAATGGTTTAAATACTGTAGGCTTTCGCTTTGTTATCCTGTTTGCTTTGTAGTCCTGGTATATCTCATGTCTAAATGTAGGGTAAGAACTGAATGTCATCACAACATCCTTATCCTCAGCTATCTCAATAAAGCCATTTAATTTTGCGTGTACAACTTTTGTTGCATCACTTAAAAAAGAATGAGTAGTCCATACATTAGTATCCCATTCAACTACTTGCTCTACTGCACAAGCAGCAGTAAAAGCCAAGTGATCTCCGTCAATTAATAAAGTCATAATAAAAAATCAGTAAGGGAGGCAGATAGTCTGCCAGTTTTCTCGTTGTATTCGAGCTTGTCAGCCCGACCTAATGTACCGCTATGTCTATTCTTTAATACTTTTAACTGTAATTCGTTTGATGTTGCCTGGTCTTGCTGCGATCTAATACCGCAAATAACGAGGTCAGATAACTGAGCTATACTTGAAGATCCCCTTAAGCTTTGAAGATTAACGTCTCCCCCCTCTTCTGCTGGCTTACCATCCGTCCTTCTTAAGTGACTAACCATAACTAAACCTACTCCAGTTTTTTCTACCACTTGCCTTAGCTTGGTACAACATACATCTATTTGTTTTCTTTCATCCCCATCACTTAGTCCACTCACTACCAGGGAAATGTGATCCAGGAATATAACGTCACACTCTTCGCCAGTTGCCATGTATGTTATCTGATCTATCAATCGGTCAGGATCAAGAGAGCCGAAGTGTTGTAGTAGTATAAAATTATTGTCGCTAAATAAATAATCAAACGCTTGTCTTAGTTCCTCCTGGTCTATTGCTTTCTCGTCCAGGTGTAATGGTTTGTTTACTGCAATAGATAGTATGCCTTGTAAACTTCTCTTGCTACTTTCTTCTAAGCCAATCCAACCTACCCGAAGTCCGTTAATTAAAAAATGATGAGCCAATTCTCTACAAAGTAGGCTCTTCCCAACTCCAGTTCCAGCGCAGATAGTGGTTAAACTCTGCTTACGAAAGCCACAACATATCCTATTTAATTCTGGGAAGGGATAACTACATACCTTAGAGGTATCTTCCTTAATTAAATCTTCCCATAAATTGTAGGCAGAGTGTATGTTGTCGGGTCTGACAGGGCTTGCCTTCCAGAGTAAGTCCTTGAGTAACTCGCCCTCCCCTGCGAGGAGCATTTCATTAGCATCCTTTCTTGGTAGGTTAGCGATAGCTGCCTTGCCAGTAGGTAAGACTTTTGCAACCTTTTCGGCAGCATCCAAACCAGGTGCGTCCGAGTCAAAACAAATAACTATACGGACAAACTGAGATAACCATGATAAATTTGCTGCTACATACTTCGTAGCAGATTGCGCTCCCGAAGGCAAACTTACTACAGGAAACTTGTTACCTTGCACCTGGGATACAGACATTGCATCTATCTCTCCTTCAGTAATGACAACAAATGTCTGACCAGTATTGTGTTGCCTCCATAAATCCTGACCCCATAGCTTTATATCTTTTAGTTCTCCCTGCCATATAAATCTCTTGTCTCTAAATCTTATATGTTGTGCAGCTAATACTCCGCTTTGACTTTTATAGCTAGCTACTTGGCAGTCAGCTCCATTAAAATTTGCAATACCATAACCAAATAGTTCGCAAGTTTCTTTAGTGATTCCACGTTTAGGTAGTTCGCAAGGGGATGCAACTAAAGGCTTCCATTGTTTCTTCATTGGTGTAAATGTCTTTGTTGGTTTATCTTTACCTGGTTGATATTGCCAGCCACATCCGAAGCAATGCTTATGACCATCATCATAAACAGCTACGTTATCTTTACTTCCGCACTCAGGGCAAGGCTCTTTGCTTTTGTATTTACTTGGCATCTGGATATACAACCTTTTGATATTGAGCTAGTCGATACTCGAAGTTATGCTTAGTTCCATTTGGATAGACGTATGGATTATTTTTTTCTAACTGATTTAGTAGAAAAATTAAATCAGCAATTCTATGCGAAAGAGATTTTTTTCTGCTGTCTATGTAAGGGTTAGTCATACCATTCTTTTGGGATAGTCTTGTTACACCAAAGGAAGCCATGACGTTCAGCCCATTGCCAATACGTCAGACTTCTTTTAGCTTTACTAAGTTTGTTGTTTGCGTTTTGAAAACAGAAACGAATACTTAGTGTGGGATGTTGCGTCTTGACTGCAATATATTTTTTTCTTTCTTCTTTAAGTAGGACTCCTTTGAGTTCAACCACACAGTTACTAAGGATGATGTCAGGAGTGTAGCTACTGCTGATGATGTAATCATAACTGACACTTTCATAGGTAAAGGGTACATTTTTCTTAGTCAAATCTAAAGCAACTTGCGCTTCAAACTTTGATCTAAAATGTATTTCCCCCTGAGCTGTTGTCAATGTTTGAGGGTGCGAGATCCTTCTCTTCACTCTCGAACTCGAACCCATCAAGGCTGACTTCTTTTTCATAAGGTACAAAGTTATGGAATACTACTAAGTCAGGCTGTATTGTTAGCCCAACCCCATGAGCAGGGTGGTCATATCCCTGGCAACGTAGTCGCACCTGGACAATAGTTCCTTCTCCTAATCCTTTGTACTTCTCCCTCTCCTCTCCAGTAATAGGAGTCTTGTATTTATCCATAAGTAATGGTGGAGTATTTTGATATGGCTTTCCGTTCATGTCAGTTCCGCTTACATATCTTCTGGTTTTTACTTTGAATACGTTAGCACCGCCATGAGTAGTGTACTCAAACCTAGTACTGTCAGCTAGCTTAAATGTTTTACTAGGGTTAGCTTCTTTAAGAGAC